CCAGACGCGCAAGCCTAGCGCTTCGCTTATGTAGCTAGGCGCGGCGTCATTGTGCCATGATGAATCGTGAAAGCCTTCCGGCATCACCGGCATTGCGTCAGCTGGCATGTCCGGAAATTCGTTAGCGTAAGTCATTGCGGTTTTTCCTTCGCGGTTGATTGGATTGGCTGTTGCCTCTCCTAATGGCTTAAGGCGCGTAGGCTTTCGCCGCGCGCCGTACACCATTGCCATTATGGCATGTTGCCTATTTGATGACAAAGCCGGATTGATCGGATTTTGCCTTGCGGCCCTTTGGCGTTAGCGCGATGACAAAGCCGCGCTTGCCGCGCGGATCAAGCTGGCGCAAATCATGTTGATCGCCATCGATGACACGAAACCCGTTCCAGCGCTTTGGCTTGGCGCATGCGAACACGGCAGCCACATTGACGCCGCGCGCTAACAGCTGCAGCGTTGTTGCTTCGTTGGTTTCCGATCGCGAAAACGTCAAATGGTAATTGGCCGGCAATACGCGATCAAACCGCTTTGGATTTTTCGTATAGTCGACGAAATCAACCGAAGGATAATGATCAAAAAAGCTTTTGCCTTTCGGATTGAGAATAATCGACATGGCGCGCCCATGCGGATTGTTGCGGATGATATCGAAGCGGATTCCCTCCCACGCGATATCTGTTGAACCGTTCAAGCGAACACAAAGCTTTTTGCCGGCGTGTTCGGCCGCAATAATCAGGTTTTCAATGCAGCGCACTACATCGCGCAAATATCCCGCGCGATCATGCATGAACCGTTGCGCCTTTTCGATCCGGCTTTCGCGTACTTCGTTGGTGTCGTTTTCGAGATCGGACACCATACCGGCTTGGCCGGACATCCAACCAAGGCAAAGCGCGATGCATCCCGGTGACGCATGCGAGCAAAGGTTAACGCCGCTTAAGTCATGCGGCGCGAGATACTGAATTGCATTGATGAATCCAAAGCCTTGCGCCTTGATCGCCTTTGCGGAGTCAGTCGAGAAAATGCGGTTCTTCATGGTTTAGCCTTTCGCGGTTGAACATGCCAAATTGGCATGTTGCACTTATATGCCAAATTGGCATGTTGGTGCAAATCCGCGGGCTTTTGGCCAGGCTGTAAGCCATTGGAATCACATGCCAATTTGGCATGTTATTTTTTTCAATTTATCCTTATATTCCTGGGTTTCCGCCGGTCGATCGCGCGGCGATGCTGAAAAAGCGAAATGAAAGGTGAAATGATGGGCGCAGCGAAAGGTGGTTCATTGCGCAACATGCGGCATGAAAGATTCTGCAGAGAATATGCTGCAGGAAAATCGCAAGCCGAAGCATATGCCGCTGCAGGATACTCAACTAAAAAGCGACAAAACTTGCATGCTTGCGGAACGCGTTTGATGCGCAATGTTGCGGTCCGCCGTAGGATCAACGAATTGCAAAGTTATGCTGCAGAGACAGAAAGTATTTCGATTGAATCACTGATGCGCGAAGCATCGCAAATCCAACGCGCGGCAATGTTGGATGGAAACCAAAGCGCAGCTGTTGCAGCGCTGACAGCAAAAGCAAAGATCGCAGGTTTGTGGGTTGAAAAGACAGAATCGGAAAATACGAATCTCAATTATGCGATATCTGATCAGCTGCCATCGGAAGAGCAATGGGAAGCAGAACGCGTCGAGCGTGATAACAAATCACAGGGTTTTAAACTGATAGAAGGCGGAAAACCCAATGAAATCAGTAATAAGTAGGATTTGGCCGCTTTCCGCGCCACGCGCGGGACAATAGCGGGACAAGTCAGCGCGCGCATTGTGCCAGCTCCTCGAGCGATGGACTCTGAGTCGATTGATCAAAGCTTGTCGCGCTTGCGCGTGTCGCGTTGTTCACCTCGAGCACGCGTGCACCTGGCGCGTGATGTCACGTCGCACGCAGTCGACGCGAGCACGCGCGCGTGCGCAGCTGCTGGAGCCTCCCTGCCCCTCGCAGCTGAGCGCGCGGGCGGCAGGGGGTGGGGGGCCCCCTTTGGCGAGGCGAAAGCATGCTTATGCCGGGGGACCCATCCCCGCGCACCTCCACCAAATCAGAACACATGCCAAAATGGCATGCACCGCGTTTCACGTGAAACAACCTGTGGTGGAAGTATGCGGACATATGCGGCACTATAAGGAAGATCCTGCGCCCCAGACCATTTTCGTCTGGCAGCCGCGCTCGCAGCCGCAGAAAGACCTGATGGACTGCCCGTTTCCGGAGGTGTTCTTCGGCGGGGCGCGCGGCGGCGGCAAGACCGATGGCGTGCTCGGCAAGTGGGCCAAGAAGGAGCGGATTTACGGCGCGGCCTTCAACGCCATGATGTTCCGGCGCACCACGGTGTCGTCGGAGGACGCGATCGAGCGCTCCAAGGAGATTTATGGCCCGCTGGGCGGCATCTTTAACGAGGGCAAGCTGCGCTGGCGCATGCCGAACGGCGGGCGGGTCGGCTTTGCCTATCTCGACACGGTCGAGGACGCCAACCAGTACCAGGGCCGCAACGTCACCGACGCCTGGATCGAGGAAGCCGGCCAGTTTCCGGACCCCAATCCGATCGACCGGCTATTCGGCTTCCTGCGTAGCGTGCACGGCGTGCCGGTGCAGATGGTGATTACGGCGAATCCCGGCGGCGTCGGCCAGAGCTGGGTGGCGCAGCGCTACCAGCTGATTCCGTTTCCGAAGGGACCGCAGATTGTCGAACGATCGGGAGCCAACGGATCGCGACACCGAATGGCAGTCATACCGTCGCGCATTACGGACAACCGGATTCTACTTGAACGTGACCCTGGGTATCTTGATCGGCTGCAGCTTGTTGGTTCTCCTGCTCTCGTACGTGCGTGGCTAGAGGGTGACTGGACCGCGATCGAGGGCGCGTTCTTCCAGGAGTGGTCGGAGGCCAAGCATGTCATCGAACCTTTTGCGATTCCCCGCGACTGGCTCCGGTTTCGATCGGGAGACTGGGGCTCGGCCAGACCTTTTTCCTTTGGCTGGTGGGCTGTGGTCAGTGATGACCATGTCTATCGCCACCGTGTGCTGCCTCGCGGCGCTATGGTTCGCTATCGCGAGTGGTACGGTTGCCAGCCTGGACGTCCGAACACGGGACTGAAGCTCCACGCGCAGCATGTCGGCCGCCGACTCCTCGAGCTGGAGGAGAACGACGACCCCATCACCTATGGCGTGCTGGACCCGGCAGCGTTCGCGGAGGATGGCGGGCCTTCCATCGCCGAGATGCTGCAGCGCGGCTCGCGCTTTCGCATCACGTGGCAGCCGGCGGACAACAAGCGGGTGTCCGGCCGTGGCCAGATGGGCGGCTGGGACCAGCTCCGCGGGCGTCTGGTCGGGATCGATCATCGGCCGATGATCTACTGCTTCAACACCTGCAAGGACTCGGCGCGCACCATTCCGGTGCTGCAGCATGATCAGTCCCGCGTCGAGGACGTCGACACCGAGAGCGAGGATCATGCGCCGGATGAATGGCGCTACGCCTGCATGTCGCGGCCATGGGTGCCGGTGCTGGAGAAGGAAGAGAACCGCAAGTTCGATTATCGCCCGGTTGAGCGGCAGTCTCAAGGAGCTGATGCCCTGACAATTTGAGAGAGAACCACGATGCGCGCACTTTTGATTGTGCTCATGTCACTGTTTACGTCACCAGCGCCTGCCTACACGGCGCTATCGCGTGTCTGGATCGCGGAATTTGGGACGGGTCGTGTCGAGGCGCAGGCTCCGTTCGCGAGGTTGCCGGCCGCTGTGCATCAGCCGACGCTCGATATTTCGACCGGCAATGCCAAGTCAGCAGTTTTCGCGCAAGACACGGTTTACATCCGCATCATGTGTGAAGTGCCGTGTCAGATCAAGATTGGCGGTAACGCCAACGGTTCGTCGATCATCCTGCCGCCGATGAAACCAGAATACTTTGGCGTCGATGCCGGCACACAGCTTTCGGTACTAGCAGTGCCTTAAGTAAAGGGAGAACAGCAATGCCGACTCTTATCGTTACCGTCCCGATTCCTGCTCAGGACCGACCGGCTCGTCCGTTGGCGCAAGCCTTGCGCGAGATCGCTGATATCCTCGAGACGCCATCGCAAATTGCGCCAGCAGCCAGTTGGACGCATCTCGACCGCATCTTGCGGACAAGCAAGGCGACGTGGACCTACGCATAGTTCATAGGCGATGATCACCAACCTTGCCTCGCGACCGGGGCAACTCGAAACCTACGGCAACAACGCGTCGAATGTCCAAGGTGGTGATCGCGCCAACACATCACAGAGCGAGACCCAGAGCTATTCGCCGGTCCAGCTGCTGAAGGCGCAGTTCAATCGCTATGCCTCGACCAAATTTCGCGAGATCGAGGAAGCGCGGCAGTCGTGGTGCTATTACTACGGTCAGCAATATACCGACGAGCAGATCAGGACGCTGACCAAGCGCGGCCAGCCGCCGATTGTGTTCGACCGCGTCGGCCGCAAGATCGACGGTCTGGTCGGCACCATTCGCCGACTGCGCACCGATCCGAAGGGTTATCCGCGCACGGCCAATCAGGAGAACGGCGCAGAGGTCGCCACCCAGGTGGTCCGCACCGTTCTGGACTCCTCGAGCTTCGAAGACATCGAAACCGAGTGTGTGCGCGACGCCGCGGTGTCTGGTCTGTGCGCCGCGGAGATGACATTCATCAATGCCGGTCAGGGCGATCCCGATGTCGGCTGGTGCTACATCGATCCGCGCACGTTCTTCTACGATCCGACCAGCGTGAAGCCGGATTTTTCCGATGCGCGCTTCATGGGCACCTACAAATGGGCGACCCAGGACGAGGTCGATGAGATCGTCGGGCCCGATCAGTCGTTCAACATCTCCGGAGAACCGGCCAGCGACGTCTACACCACCTTCGACACCGATCGTGAGGTGTTGTGGACCGATGAACGCAACCGGGCGCGCCTGGTCGACCACTGGTACATCAAGAATGGCGTGTGGCAGTGGTGCCTGCACATTGGTTCGCAGGCGCTGCAGCGAGGCAAGACGCCGTTCTATGACGATCGCGGAGTGTCGCTGTGCAAATATTCCGCCTTTGCCACCTTTATCGACTCTCGCGGCGATCACATCGGTTATTTGCGGCGGTTGCGCGGACCTCAGGACGCGATGAACCAACACCGCAGCAAGGCGCTGCACATCATGAACACGCGTCAGGTCAAGGTGAAGCGTGGCGCGGTCGAGGAAAATGGTGGCATCGAGAAACTGCGGCGCGAGGCGGCGCGCCCTGATGGCGTGATCGAGTATTCCGGCAACAAGGACGACATCGAGATCATCCAGCCGCAGCAGGAGTTCCTGCAGCAGACCCAGTATTTTCAGGATGCTAAGCAGGAGATCGAGACGTTCGGGCCAAACCCGGCTCTGCTGGGCGACATGGGCGCTGCGGCCTCGGGACGCGCCTATGCGATGGCGCAGCAGAGTGGCCTGGCGGAACTCGGGCCGTTCCTGAAGAACTACCGCAGCTGGAAGCTCGAGATGTATCGCAAGTCGTGGTGGGCCGCGCAGCGATACTGGACCAAAGAACGCTTCCTGCGCGTCACCGACGATCAGGGCATCGCGCAGTTTCTGCAGATCAACATGCTGCAGGTGAACCCGATGACGCAGCAGCCGATGCTGGTCAATGCGCTCGGGCAGATCAACGTCGACATCGTGCTCGATGAGGGCAAGGACACCGAGACGGTAATGGGCGACGTCTACGACATCCTGATTGCGCTGGCGCAGTCCAAGGTGCCGGTGCCGCCGGCCGCGATCATTCAGGTCTCGAACCTGCCCGGCAGCGACAAGAAGAAACTGATTCAGATGCTGACGCAGCAGTCGCCGGAAGATCAGATGACCAAGCAGCTCACGCTGCAGGGTCTGCAATTCCACAATCAGGAACGCCAGTCCAAGGCGACGCTCAACATGGCGAAGGCGCAAAAAGAGACACAGCCAGAGCCGGCAAATCCGCAGCAGCCAGAGTTCCAGATACCGCCGATGTTGCAGATGCAGGATCAGATGGCCAAGACCCAGGCGACGCGGGCGCAAACCGTCGAGAAGCTCGCCCGCGCCCATCATTTGAACCAGAGCGCGGAGCAGCTCGCGCATCAGCGCCGGCACGATATCCGTTCGGCCGATCATCAGGAGGCAATGGACGCGCACCAGCGCGGCCTCGACGTCCATGACCGCGGTCAGGCGATCACCGAGATGCTGCTCGATGCTCACAATCAAGACCGGCAACACCAGCTGGCTCGGCAACAGGCACAACGTCAACCGCGAGGAAATATGCCATGACACAGAAGGTCGGCAATACCCTCTTCATTTTTGAAGAGTCGGACGGCATTTGCGCCTTTTGCGGCAGGCTCGACGAGCTGCGGCCTTATGGCCCGAACAATGAGCGCATCTGTTTTGATTGCGCGATGAAGGACGAGGAAACGGCTGCACGCAAATTTCGCGAGCGCCTCGATGGGCCTTCGGAAGTCTGAGTTTCGTCTGCCGTGAACGAAATCACGGCCTCGCACGCCGCTGGCGACACAGCGGTCTCGTTTGTCGGGCGCGACAGTCCCGATGGAGACTGACATGGCTGAAGTGATGACCACGGACCAGACGTCCGTCGCGGATGACTCTGCACTGTTTCAGGAGCTGACAGCTCCCGGCGCATCGACAGAGCCGCCTGCCGAACCACCGTCACCGCAACCGCCGCCACCGCCGGCTCCCCAGCCTGCGCCGCATCCCGCGCCGCAGCCTGGACCAGTGCCGGCCCCGACTGAGCCCGAAGCGGCGATCCCGCCGGCTCGGCTTCGGGAGGAGGCGGATCGTGCGCGTGCGGCGGAACGGCGAGCGGAAGCACTGCAGACGCAGGTGGAGGCGCTGCTTGCGCGTTTCCAGCCCCAGCAACCGCAGCAGCCGAAACCGCGTGCGGACATGTTCGAGAATCCTTCCGGATTCGTGCAGGAAGAGGTTTCGCCCCTGATCGAGCCGCTCAATCAGCAGCTCACGCAGGTGCGAGAGTTCTATTCCAAGCGTGACGCTATTCGCGAGTTCGGAGCGGAGACGGTCAGTGCCGCGTTCGTGGCGATCGAGAACGGTTTGCGTTCTCGTGATCCGGACGCGAACGTGACCTACATGCGGCTGATGCGTTCACTGGACCCTTACGGGGACATGGTGCGCTGGCATCAGCAGCAGGTTGCGTTCTCGCAGATCGGCGGCGACCTTACCGCTTACAACAAGCGGATTCTCGACGAGGCAATGAAGAACCCTGAGTTTCAGGCTCAGGTGATCGCCGCAGCTCGCGGCGGTGCGCCGGCTGTTGCCGTCCCCGCCAGAGGCGGTGAGCAGCCTCGCAACTCCAATGGTCAATTCGCTTCGCCCTCCACTCTCCCATCCATTGCGAGAGTTGGCTCAACGGGGTTGGCCCCCGAAGATGCAGGGCAGGACAACACCAGTGACGCTGATCTCTTCGCGCAGACCACAAGTCGCGGCGCGAGGCCTCCAAGGTAGAGAGCGCCGTGGCTGACCGCGGAGTCGGCCGATGTTCACTTCTAACCATCCCAATAATGAACTAATCAAATTCAGGCGGCAGGTCTTCTACGACTTCCTGCGTGCCTCGCGCTTCGATCCGTTCATGGGCGCGAACTCACGTTATCCGATCGTGCGACTCGATGATCTCGCTGCCGATGGCAAAGAAATCAACGTGCCGCTCGTGACGCAGCTCGTCGGTCCCGGTGTTGGTGCCGGCACGCTGCGCGGCAATGAAGAGATGATCGACTCTTATGGCATGCCGCTCTGGGCCGACTGGGCCCGCAACGCGGTGGCCAACAATCGTGCGGTGAACAAGGAGTCGTCGTTCTCGGTTCGCTCGACCGCTCGCGAACTGCTTCGCGGCTGGGCGCGGCGCATCGTGCGTGACGATCTTGTCGATGCGCTGTTGTCGATCCCGACATCTCAAATCCAGACGAACCGCTTGGTGGCACCGGGTAACCGGGTCAACGGCATCAAATGGTCTGCTGCAACGTCGGCGCAGAAGGATACCTGGGAGGTCGCGAATTACGACCGCGTTCTGTTCGGGTCGAAGCTTTCCAACCGTACGTCAACGTTTGCGGCATCAGCCACCAACATGGTTGCTGCCACTGATCGTATGACGGCGGCGGTTGGGTCGGTACTTAAGCAGCAGGCACAGATCACCGGTACCGATCCGACAAATCCGGGTGTCTACAATGGGCGGCCGAAGGTCAATCCTTGGCAGCTCGAGGAGAGCGACGAGGAATGGTACATCTGCTTTGTGGGCTCGCGCGCCATGCGCGATCTTAAGAATGACCCGGTGATGTATCAGGCCAACCGTGATGCGCGCATTCGCACGCAGCCAGGTGAAGGTCCGCCCACGCCCAACCCGATCTTCTCGGGTGGCGGTCTGGTGTTTGACGGCGTCTACTATCTGGAGATTCCGGAGATCACTTCGCGCCTGTTGCTACCGGGTATCGGTGGTGCTGGTGCAGACGTCGAGCCGTATTTCATGTGCGGTCAGGCGGCCATGGCCTATGTGTTTGGTCAGGCACCGCGCGCGACGCAGCTCGAAGACGGTGACTACGAGTTCATTGTCGGTCTCGGTATTGAATCGCAGTTCGGCACCGGTAAGATCGCCAAGGCACCTTTGACGGTTGCCGGTGCAACTACGGGTGATCTCGTCGATTGGGGCATGGCGACTGGTTTCGTCATCGCACCACCCAACCCGTAAACCGAAACAGAGCAGCGCTGGCGACAGCGCTGCTTTTTTTGTTTTCCCCCAAACCGGAGATCATGATCATGGCTCCTCGAAAAGCTTACAACCAGCCACAGGCTGGCGCGCAGGGTTTCGCTCGCACCAAGAAAGTGTATGGCGGCCCCACCTTCAATTTGATCGCTGCCGATGTGGCGCTCAACGCTCAAGTCGCCGCTTTGCGGGTGCCAGCAGGTTTTGTTGTCACCAGCATGAACGCGGTGTTTGGCGCGTGTGACAGCGGCGCAACGCTCACGATGTCGATCGGTGACAGCGGCAACAACGCCCGCTTTGCGGCAGCCTCGACCACGCCGCGGGCCGGTGGCACCGTCAACCTGATTGCTGCAGCGGCTGGCTACCAGTTCCCCATCGATACCGACATCCTGTTGACGACGGCAGCGGCGGCGGTCGGCTTGGGCGCAACCCCTACCGTCAACCTCCAGATGGAAGGCTACATCGGGCCGTAAGGCCCGCTGTAAAAATCCTCCTCACAGATTTGGAGATACGCCATGAAGGCGAGCATTACCTACAACGCACAAGGCGAGAGCAAGGTGCTGGAATGGGGCGAGTACACCTTCTTCGACGGCAAGGCGACCGATGTCTACGATCCTAGCATCATCGAGTCGGCGAAGACCAACAGGTTCTTCAAGGTTGGTCATGTCGATGAGCACGCCGAAAAGCCACTACCGGAGGATCACGCCCCCTCCCACGAAAGCCGTGCGCAGCACCAAGGCCAAGGCCAAGGTAAAAAGTAAGCGATGTCCGACACGCGCACGGCCGACCAGCTCATCTACGAAGCGGCCTCGATCCTCGGCAAAGCGGTCGCGGGTGAAGCGCTCGGGCAGCCGGAATACGACACGCTGAACACCAGTGTAGACGCTGTTCTCGCTGAAGTGGAGACCATCGTCTACATCGGTGACCGTGATGAGATTCCGGAGCGGTTTTTCAACACGCTTGCGCGTCTGCTTGCGATTCACGGCGCGGCGAAGTTTGCCAACCAGCCGGTGGATTTGAATCAGGTCTTCATGCACGAAGAGCGGTTGCGTCGCCTCGCG